CTGGTAATCCAGGAACGTCTATTTATAACTCTTTGTGTTGCTGGATTATGCTTTTCGTTGTTTTGGTTGATGATCTGCATCTTGCACCTTCACAATTTGAGATTTGCGTGTACGGTGATGATAATGTTGTCACTATTGATAGACCTGGTTATACTTGCGATACCCTGGCTGTCCATCTTAAGCGACGTTTTGACATTGTGTATACGCATTTCTCCAAAGTTCTGTTTACTGGTGTTGATACTCTTGAAACAATACGTTTTTTGGGGCGTTCTTTTTCCTGGGTTGATGGGTATTTGCGTTGCCCTCTTGAACTTTGTGTCGTAACCAATATTCCCTTTTGGGTTTCTGGTGACACTGACGTAGCCATCGTTGTTCAATCTATGGCTGATTCTTTTTTCCGTGAGTTATCTCACTTTCCTCGTGCAATCTTTGATGCTGAAAGTTTGAAACTTATACAGTTTGCGAAAGTTTCGCAGCCTTTATACCACGATGTTGTGGTTAGGCAAAAATTAACATATAGCGCTTATATACGTGATATGTATGTACATGGTAATGAATATGGACAATTTATTACCACTAGTGTAGCTTCGTCCTTTGTGCCGAGAGGCCTTGTATCTTTTGTAGGAACTTTTGCTAACGCGGGTACTAAAAATGGTGTTGATTCTACCACAAATGATCAATTTAATGATAGGGCTCCTAATGATGTTGCACCTACTCAAACAGAACAACTTGGCACCTTCGATGATGCTACAGCTGTTACCCATACTGCACTTAATCCAACTTTGTTTGGTCCGGCACATCTTAATTCAAATTTAGAGGTGTTTGATATAAATAAGAGTATAGATAGGCAGTATTTAATTAATACAATAACTTGGACAACTGCCCAAGCTGCAGGGACTTCTCTTGGGGTGTCTATTTTCCCTGATGTTTTATTTCAAATACCATATATTAAGAGTAAGATTGCTGATTTCACATTGTTTCGTGGTGGTATACGAATTGGGGTGCGTGTTCAAGCTAGTAGGTTCTTGTATGGTCGTATACTTATGATGTATAGACCAGATCCTGGTTTGAATGCGTATGATTCCCAAGCATCAAATATATACGTGGCTAGTGGCTATCCTCATGTTCTTGTCTCTGCTTCTAGCAGTGATACAATTTTCTTTGATATTCCTCTTATAACACCCGCTCGCTTTATAGATATAGCAGCGGCTACTAATCGTTGTATGGGTGCCATTCAGCTTCTTGTTCTTAACCCTCTTACTAATATTACAGGTGCTGCTGATTCAGCCATTGTTTTGGTTACTGCTCAATTTCTTGATGCTCATTGTGTTTTACCATGTAACACTATTGTTCCTACTTCGAAGAAAGAAGCTATTGTTAAGTCCATGAAAGGGATTATTTCCTCTGATCTCGTTCAGCATGTTAAGGCCACTGGTGGTGTTGCTAACCCTAGTTATGTTGCACCCTATGTCGACCTTTTCAAAACAGTTGCTCGTGCCGCTGGTACGGCATTGAAGGTCGCGACCATTATGGGACTTGACAAACCCACTTCTGTTGTTGCTCCTACACTCTCTCAGATTAATCCCATACCACGATTTGCCAGTGGTCGTGGCATGGATGTTATAGATAAAGCATCCATGGATCCGGAGTCTAGCATTTCTATGACTCCCATGATTGCTGGCATCAACTATGATGAGATGGATTTGAGCTATGTTCTTGGCACACCATCTATGACCAGTCAGTTTGCCATTGCTGCTGGTACTCCTACCACACTTGTTGGCACAACGAGCCCTTTTGCGTTATTAGCACAGTATACTTATGTAGACTTTGTTCGTCGTAATTTTAAATATGCTTCTGGGTCTTATAAGTTCAAGGTTTACATCACCGCGTCGCTTATGCACTCTGTTAGACTTGCATTTTATATGGCTCGTGCTCCTTCTGACTGGCAGAATTGTTATCATAAGATTATTGATATACAAGGTGACACTGAATTTGAGTTTACAGTCCCTTTTTGTGGAGTTAATATGCTCAACAACATTGAGGGGACAGACTATTGGAATGTATATGCTACAGTTATCTCTTTCTCTCAACCTACCCCTGGGCAAACTAATGCTATATACCTAAATGTTTATAAAGCTGGTGCCTCAGATTTTAGAGTTGGCCAGCTATTGGAGATGGTTTTCACCCCTACTTCCAATCCTCGCCAAGATTTTGCTAAGGTATTCCCACCTTTACATGAATCTATGCAAGCATATGTTCCTGATAATATTATTTATCCTGAGGAGTATAGGTCTATACGTGACATTATACATAGAGACATGCCGTATGTTTCTACTGCAACCAATGCTTGGCATAGGTTGTGGCAAACTCCTAATGTTTCTGACTTATATGCTACCTCAGTCATTGGTAAAGAACTTTGGGGTCTTATCTTTATGTTTTGGCGTGGCGGCATTAAAGTCAAAAACTTACATGAGAATGCTAAGACTAGTGCACTTTTAGTTGGTCAGTTGACACCTGCAACTACATATGATTATCTACCTGGTTTGTCATTTTGTTGCACTGTTAACCCAGTTACGCAAATCGAAGTTCCATATTATGATGAACTTCTTTACCGTAGCACTACAGTTGATCCTACTTATCCTTGGTTTGCTCGTAATGCTTCGGGAGATGCCGTGTTTTGGACTATGTCTTGTGCTGATGATTTTTCATTTCACTTCTTACGTCCACCCCCAAATGGCACACTCGCCCCCTTAGTTTCCACAACTTTGGGTTATGGTGGTGTTAATGCTCTATATCTGTCACTATAGACTGTCACCATACATTAAAGGTTTTATA